GGTCCGGTGCTGCGGATGGCGGCCCTGGTCCTGTTGGCCGGGGGGGACGCTGGCGCGAGAGACGAGCACGAGGAGGACTTCTGATGGCGACCCATATCATTGGCCGACTCTCCGTCCGGCCACACGACGCCGGCGGCTTCTATATCCAAGACCGGCTCACCGGCGCCAGGACTCAGTCGTCGTGGGAGTTGCGGATTGCGCTGTGGTTGGCCGGCACGATGGCGCCACGGCTGGCGCAGG